GCAGTGTTGGCAGAATCAGTGGCAGCACCGCCAAAAGTAACAGCCATTTCAGCCATCACTTCTTCCATGCTTGCGCCGTCTTTAATCATCTGGCGTAGCTCTGGGGACAGTTTTGCTAGGGCGGTCATGTTGCCGCCATACGCCTTTTCCATAGCCTTAGTCACAGTCTCAAGGCTCATGCCTTTAGCAGCTGCAACATCCATAGCAAGTGTGGCAGCCTTCTGAGCTTCCTCGATATCCATAGTTGCCCTGACGAGTCCGGCCATACTCGGCCTCAAATCGTCATCGGTCACGCCCTTTTGTTTACCTGCCGCCGTTATAAACGCTTCGACGCCTGCAATCTGTGCATCAGTAGCTGCAGTGGTTTTTTGTAACTGACGCGCCAGCATCGCTTGGGCTTGCTCATCTTCCATAGCACCTTTGACAGCATCACCAAGGCCAGCAACAAGACCGCCAAGTGCAACGGCTGCGTATTTGTTGGCTTTGCCTAGCGCATATTTAGCCTTAGCTTGTGCGCCTTCTAAATCCTTAAAGCCTTTTTCAGCTTCCTTTAATCCCTTCGGGTTGAATTGCGTAACGATTGGTAGGTAGATAGCCATTAGCCAGATGTCCTTGCTTGTAGTGCGCGGTTAGCGTCAGCGATTACTTCATCCACGGCTTTCATAATGTCAGCTGTGCCTTGCTCTGCAATAAATGCTCGTGATCGCCACAATCCGCGCTGAGGCCTGCCAAAAACATTGGCAAGCAAATCAGAAAATTGGCTGTTGTTTTTTGTGCCTGCCTGGCTAAACATTGCGCCAGCTGCGCTTTTCTGCACCAGCGTTACTAATGGTGTTACACCTGATCGAGCGCGCCCACCAACCATGATTTGCACACCTTTGTCCACAGCGGTTTTGTTGTAGCCCAGCCTGCCTTTGTTGCCCCAACCACGAATCATGCTCACACCAATTTCTGATGGGAACTGCTTACGGCCTTCCTCAAGCATTGCTGGGCTACTGGCCTTAATCTTTGCCGCTGCCTTAAAACGCGCTGACTTGTCTAACTTGCTGAGCTCTGACAGTGCCTGCTTCAAGCCTGTAATTTCGGCGCTTGTTTCTAGGCTCATTGCTTTCGGCTTTCGTTTAACAGCTTAATCGTGGTGTTTAGATCAGCAATATCAAACTCTACAGCAGGTGGCCACCAGCCTGTGGCTACTAAAATACTTGCTAGGGAATGGCGGTAGGTTCCGCTTGGGTAGGGTTTGCCGGATCATTATCCACCACTTCCAAAGTCACTAAACGCTTAATAAAGTCATCGAGCATGACGGGCACTGTGATGCCAGCGACTTTGGATGACTCGTACGCCATAAAGGCTAAGTCCTCAATGCTGATGCCTTGCTCACCAATGGTGCTTGACTTGCGTTTGTATTTGCGCTCCCACTGCACAATGACGTACAGACTGGTTTGCACTTGGTACGGGCCTTCGCCAGCATCCACTAAAAGAGTTAGTTTCATGTCGGGTTCCTTTGGTTATGGGGGTGTTATGTCTCGCGTGTAGGTTCCGCCAATAAACGAAGCGGTAATCATTGACAGTTCACCAACAGAGCCAGTAATTGGTGTGAAGTCCACCAGCTGCATATTGATGATTGTGTACTCAGGGTTTGACGTGCCTTCTGTAGCGCCTGCTGGCGAGATAGTTAGCTCAGTGGTGCCAGTGCCCAAGTTGGCAAACAAAGTGGCTTCAACTTCGCCTGTGCCATAGGAAAGATACATTTCTAGCTCTACCGATACGGTCTGCAAGCCCGGCACGAAACGATGGCCAGTGTCGCCAAAGGCTGTGCTTTCAAGACTGTCCACGCCAAGTGTGATAGTGGCGCTGCGGCACTGGTCAGTCAAATCAACTTTGACACCACCAGTGGTGGGCGCGAGATTGACGGTTGGGTTTGTGAGATATGTACTTGTAGGCATCGTTAATTCTCCTGTGTAAAACGGTGCCGGGTGCCGTACTTGTTATTAGTTCTAGCAGATAATACTAGTCCGTTGGCGTATGTCATTGCTTCTGTGCCTGCATCGCCATTTGTAGATCATAAGCAGGGTAAGTAGCGCCACCTATTTCTAGTGATGACGGCTGGCCTGCCATAATGACAACGCTCGAGCCGAGGACTGTGGCCACAATGCTGAGGATGTTTTCGAGCACATTTTGGGCTGCGGTGCCACTGCCAATGACACGCACTGGGATGGTGACGCGCACAATGTTGCCACCACCAGCGATTGTCTCAAAACTAGGTGCATCAAGAAAAACACAGTTAGGAACAATCTTTGTCGGGTCACTAACTACCCGTAAGCCTGTCACTGCCGTAAGTGTGGCCTTGAGGTCTTGCATAGCCTCGTTGAGAAGCCCTGTGGCAGGCATTAAGCCACCTGTGGGCGGTCTATGCCCAAGAGCTGTTTAATCATCGGTGTCATGGCACTGACGGGTGCAGAGCCCATACCATCGAACGTGGCGAAAGTGTCTTGGACTGAGCCTCGCGCGCGCCACAATGCAGCTGCATACATAAGCGTACCCAGCGTGCAATCGTGGCCCGGGCTTGTGGTCAGACTATCAAAATAGCCAGACTCTTGCCTGCGCCGATAGGCAAAGTCGTTAGCAGCGTTTCGGGCCTGTGTAGCAAGCGTGTAGTCATCGCTTGGGTTAGTGATATCTACGCCGAGATATGTCACCAGCTGGGCCGTTGTAATCCACTGGCAGTCCTGCGTGTAGGTGATAGTGCCACTCGATGCAATGCGGCCAACATCAGCACCAGTACAAGCAAAGAGCACCTGATTAGGAATGCTGACATTGCTGTTAAATAGCAGGTCACCTTCTGTGTCTATGCCAATGTACTCATACTTGGGCATGGCATAAACCACAAAGGTGCCGTTAAAAGGTGCACCAACAGTGGCAACAGTGATGGATTGCCCCACCTCTATTTCAGTGTCGGTCAGTGTTTGTAGCACTGCATAGTTGTCTAGCAGTTGCTTAAAAGTGACTGTGTATGTAGCCATCGGCGGTAGCCGCCTTTCGGACTAAGCGACTGTGACTTTTTGTACTTGCTTGGTGTCACCGACGAACAAACTTGCATAGCCATGATACGAAAGCACTTTGCCCAATGTCGATGGTTCGTCCCTCGTCAGGAGGCCCCTGATGCTCTCATAAAATTCGATAGCAGCGGCACGAGCCACAACCAAAGTGCCATCAGCAAAGTTGCGGTCTGCACACATTGTCAATCCAAATGGGTTGAAAGTGTTAGCCACTGTGATGTTGGCTTCACCGAAAGCGTTGTAACCGATAAGGCCGTTAGCACCTGCGTATGGGAAAATCGGACGCTTGTCCACGTCGAGCTGGCCACCCATTGAACGCCAAACATCTGGGCTCACAAAAATGTGATCTGGCAAGAAGTTCGAGTTTACAAGGATGCTGTAAGCGCAAGTGTAAAGCGATGTAATCAACGATGTTGGATCGTTAGCGGTGACTGTCCATGTAGCGCCTGATGCGTTAGCACCAGCTACAAGACCATCAGCAGCGAGATTGTCGCTGGCCAACATGTACTGTCCCATGAGGTCATTGATGATGATGTCCATAGAGCCCGGCGAAGTAAAATCGACGTCTTGTATTGACAAGGTAACTTGCCCAGCCAGCGTAGTTTTGCTGACCACGTTTGAGGCAATTACGGGGGTGGTTGCTGATACTGCTGTGAGCTCTGTGCTCTGAGTAGCGACGCTGGTGTGAGTTGTCCATGTTGGGCGAATAAATGTCTTTTGTGTTCCGCCGTCTGGGTAAGCGCGAGCACCAACAGCTGCAACAACTGGTCGAATCTGCTGGTTAAGGTTTGCAAATACTGGCCCGAGCACTGGCACTGGCAAGAGTCCTGGCGTGTCTGTGGTAAGAACGTCACCAGCTGCAAAATTAAAAGCTGATTGCTTTGAGTTCACATAGTCACGTGCGGCAGCAGAGACATTGTCAAAGGTGGTGCCACCGATGTGCATAGCGGCAAGGTATTCGCCGGGTGTTGGCATGTCAAACTTGCGCTTAGGTTGTGCGAAAAGTGCTGATGCTTCGATTACTTCTGGAACTGGGGTTTCTGACACTTCGGTCTCCTCTGACTCTGTGGGTTCAGGCTCATCGGGTGCCGTTTCTGTATTATTGCTCAAGTCATCCTCTGATGTGGGGATACTCGCTGCAACATCTGTGATGGTAGCACCTGCAAAGGCTGGCTGTGGTACAAGTGACAACTCCATCCAATCGGCTGCTTCCACGATCATTACGCCATCTTCGTTAAACGAAAACTTGGTGGGGTTTACGCCTACCGACACTGA